ACTCTGCAAACACTTTAGCGGAGTATAAACTATTACATGGAGGAGTAAATGCTTGAATGCTTGGTAGCTTAACAAACTACCCACGGATCACATAACAAACCGTAATCCATATGGTTATATTGGATGAGGTTGCGAAAGCAGAAAAAATTGTATATGTGGATATATGAAAATATCGAGGAGACTTGATAGGTGTCTAAGTATCATTAATAACGGGCAACGAGCAGGACGGTACTCTACATTTTTAATGTTGACCATATATAGAAATGAAAGGTCATATATAGAGAATAACTATATAAGAGAGCAATCCCCAACGACATACCCATCCTCTAAGTGAGTCATCGCCTTAAGTATGACATTCGCTTATAATGCATAGTGTACATTGCGATTTCGGAATTCAGTAATGTATTTGAGTGTGTGTTTAACTCAACTAGAAAATTCCAAAAAATAACTTAAAATTTTTAGTTCAGAGTATTGACAACTAACTTGCGACATTATATAATTAGACTTGTAATAAAGGAGGTATATAGATGTCAGATGTTAGAGAAGTCTATGTTACTGCCGAGGTTGCAAAAATATTAGACATTACACCTGCTTATCTTATCAGATTGGCTAAAAATCTTAATCTTAATGAAAGTCAATTTAGAGAAGCTGGAAAACGTAATTATCTTTTTAGCAAAGAATCGGTAGAATTAATTAAAGGAAATTTAAAAAGATAAAAGACATCCATCGCTCCGACCAAAGAACAAATGGATGTCTTACATATGAGATTTCTCTCAATTTCTATTCTACTATACTTTCAAAATTTTATCAAATAAATTTTGGAGGAATGCTTATGAATGAATTAAATTTCATTAAACGATTTGAAACTATTGATGTGGAATGTTTTAATTTTAATGGTAAAGCATTATTTAATCCATATCACGTTGGAAAATGTTTGGAAATTAGCGACAGTAATGTAAGAAATTATCTCGCTAAAATGAACGAAAATCAGGCGGTTATATTAAAAAATTCAGAAGTCCGTAATATGGACTTCCGAAAATTAAATAATCGTGGTGAAAAATTCATTACAAAAAGCGGAGTATATAAACTTATTTTTAAGTCACAAACGGATAAGGCAGAAAAATTTCAAGATTGGGTTACTGACGAAGTGTTGCCTTCTATTGAAATGACTGGTGGTTATATTCCTATTAAAGAAGATGAACCAGATGAATTAATAATGGCAAGAGCTGTCCAGATTGCTAATGAAACAATCAAACACAAAGATGAAATTATTGCTAATCAGAAAAAGAGAATTGCATCATTAGAAGAAACTGAAAAAGATTGGAAACTTCTAATGGATACCAAAGGCACTTTTTCGATAAACGAGATTGCACATTTTATAGGAATTGGCGAATATAGACTCTTCTCTTATATGAGAAATATTGGATTACTTTTCAAGAATGAAAACGGAGACAATGTACCATATGAAAATGTAGTAAATAAAACTAAATTTATATCTGTTCCTGCTATTGCACCTGATGGAACTGCTCATATACAAACACGAGTTAAACCTGAAGGCATCTCTTACATAACAAAGCTACTTCGTAAATATGGATATTTGGAGGTGGCATAATGAAATACATAAAGCTTATAGCATTAAAAGTTAATGACTTCTCTTCTACTATTTTCTTTGAAAATAATTATAAATTAAGTGATAAGGAAATATTAGAAGTTGATAAGAAATGTTGTGAAAATGACGGATGCACTTGTGTTATATTACATATAAATAGTAACATTCAAGCATAATTCGCAACAGAGAATAACAAAATAGGACTGTCGTGAGACAGCCCTACCAATGGAATAAAAGGAAATATGAATACAGCATATGCAAGAAGATATTATAACATCATATTAGTGATGTCTTTTACTTTACTATCAGAAAGTTCAGTATGTTTACAAATCATGTTGGCAACGATGACTTTTCCTAAAATGGAACGTAAATTATACTTACCACTTCCGATAATACTTGTTAAAAAGTTTAACATGTCTCGCCTCCCTTCTCTATAGAATAGAAATATAAATTAGGGAAATATGCGCCCAGAAAGGGCAGATTCATTTTTCCGAATGCCATAAAAATAGACATTGGGACAACCTTCGGTTATAAAGTGTTATGGCGCACATCTATGTTGTTTCTCCAATGTCTATATTTTACCATTGTACAAAATTAAATACAATTCAGAACAGTAGTTTGTATTCTATAAGCCAATGTGTTTCGATATATATTCTTTTCTTTCAACTTCATTCATTGAGAAGAATTTTTCAAAATCAATATCGAGTTTTATGCAATCACAATTGCATACTCGACATACATTTGTAAGATAATGTGTATATGTAACTCTGTGACAATTTGGACAATAATGAATTTTTAGCATAATTGACTACTCTTTTATTATATCTATTTATTTGGACGGAATAACCTAAATTATTATGATGTGAGGTAAAAAATAATGACAAATTTAAATATTAAAATTAAAATCAA